GGGTAGAAGGTGCCGCCGCAGCGGCGGATGAGGGCAGACCTTGCCGCCATCTGCCGTTACACATTCAGCCCCGGATTCATCCCCTTGAAGGCTGCCTCCACACCATCTGCCGCAGGTGTACCGCCGCCGGCACCGGCACTGCCGCCATCGGGCACATTGGGGTAACCGCTGCCAATGTCTTCAAAGGCCCATGCCTTTTCCTTGGCAAGCGCCTCCACCGCAGCCTTGATGTCGCTGGTGCGGTCCTTGCTGGCCTTCAGTGCGGCTACATCCAGCATCTCGCGGATTGCCTTCACATCGCGCCCGTGGGCACCGTGGATGGCGGCATCCAGGGCGCTGTCAAAGGCGAAGCCGTCCGCCTGCTCACTCAGCTGGCCCTGCAGCTTGGTGATCTGCCCCTTCAAATCAGCCACATCCACACCCTCAAACGCCTTCAGGCCGTCCTTGGCGGTGTTCAGCTGGGTCGTCAGGTCGTTCACCTGCGTCTGCAGGTTGGCAGCTTTGGTTTTCTCGGCAGTGACGTCCCTGCCGTTTTCGCCCATCAGCCAGTCCAGCTGCTCGTCAGTGATGCCGGGAATCTTGTTTTTTACTTCTTCACGTTTCATCTCTGGTCCTTTCCGCCTGCGCTTTGTTCACGCGGGTCGCATCCGCACTGGCTGTACAGTTTAACGCCGTGCCGGGCATAGTTTGGTAATAAAATTGCCCGCCCCGGCCTCATGCAGCCCGGGTGGGCATAAAAAAACCACGGTGCGTTTGCATCGTGGTTCGTAGGGCTTCAACTTATTTCAGCAGTTCCAATTCGGAGGCCGGGCAGGTGAACAATGGCCACCGCCCCGGATAACCGCTCGTGTCTCCGGGGACGCGTTCGGTATCGGATTCTATAGTAAACCGTTCGCCGAAAATATCTACGATGACGCCGGTGATACCGCTGGATTTGATTTTCACATGGTCGTACAGCTTCATCGCTTCTTCTCCTCTCTGTGTGCTGTAATAAAACGCGGCTTTTCACTGCCGGATTCCCGCTGCCAAACTGTGCGGAATGACTTCTTGCCTGTCGTTCCGAGTTCCATAAAGATGCTGAATGCTTCCGTCCCATCATCCAGTATTCGGATGTCCACTTTCAAGGATTCATCGAATTGCTGGTAAATATCCCGGTTCAGGCGTTCGGTATCAGTCTCGGAATAGCCTGCATCAAAGAACTCTGCGGCGTGCTTAGCTTCAGGCTTCAGCAGATACTGCGAAATTTTGGGCTCGGCAATCGTATAACGGTCATTATCTAACCCTACTGTATCTGCCTTTATTATAGCATCTTTTTTCTGGTTTTCAACCCTCGCCGCATACGCCGCCCGCTTCTGGGCATTGATGCGCTCTTTGTTGGCGGCGTAATTCACCCGGCGCATCCTGTTTATATCGCCGCCCGCAGCGTTATACTGCGCCAGATAAGCATCCGGGTCATACCCGGCCACGCTTGTGCGCCCATCAAACCGGACAGCGTACTCGCAGTCACAGTTGGCGTGGATGTTCTCGGCGTGGCCGCCCTTGATGGCCGCCTGGCTGGCTCGCTGCCAGCCGCGGCTTGCCAGCGTCAGGCAAAAGGCGCAGCTGTCGCCGTGCGGCACCCAGGCAAACTCCGCGTCGTCCCGCTGCGCGTTTTTCAGCGTTGTGTCGGCCCCGGCACGCTTTACCAGTCTGCTCACGCCCCTCTGCATCTGCGGCGGGCTCTCCCGGGTGGCCTGCACCATCCGGGCCACCTCGCGGCGGCTTGCAGGTGCCGCAGGCTCGGCAGGGGACACCCTGGCATTCTGCAGCGCCGCCATGGCATCATACATCTGGCAGGCCAGCTCGGCGCTGCCCTCACCGTATTTCTGCACAAGCGCCGCGGCATAGTCGATCAGCGCCTCCGTGTCGGCGGTGCCGTGGGCGGCCAGGTACTCCGCCATAAGCTGTGCGGCCTTTTCATTCAGCTTCGCCAGCCTGCGGATGTACGTCTCCCACGCCTGCGTCGTTATCTTCATCTTCCATCTCCATCAGCACCTGCTGCCCCCGCACCCGCTGCTCCTGCGCACGGATGCGGCGGATGTCCGCCTGATCAAAGCCGATCATCTCCAAAAACGTGTCCGTACTGGCGAACTCCTCCCGGGCCGTGGCGATTTTAATGGCGGCGTCCGCCGTCACGGCTACGCTGGGCATAGCTGGATTCTTAAAGTGCGGCATCACGTTCCGCTCCTCCTCGGTCAGCGCACCGGGCGGCACGTTGCGCAGGATGGCCTGCGCCATCTGGGCAATCGTGCGCAGCGCGTCGCCGTTTCCGGTGTTCAGCTGCTGCGCCAGCAGCACCAGCGTCTGGCTCTGGGCCAGAATCGCGTCGCTGCTCGTGGGGTTTGCATCGTTCACAACGCCCACGTCCGTCACCGTCAGGCCGGTGGCCGCGGCAAACTGGGTCGCCGTCATCCGCATCTTCTCGGTGTGCGGGCTCAGGCTGCCCTGCGCCAGCTGCCCGAACACCGGGTTTTCGCCGGTCTCGGGGTTGCTCGTCGCCGCCAGCAGACTGCCCACGTAGGATTTGAACTTGTCGGAGATCAGCACATCGTACTGTTCATCCGTGACGCCCAGAATATACTTCTGCGGTGTCGTGTCAAACTCAAGCGCAATCGTGGCATTCGCCACGGTGCGGATGTAATCGTCTATCAGCGTGCGGATGGAGCGCTTCAGGCGGCTGCGGCCAAACGGCTTGCCGCTCGTGGCATTCCAGATCAGCGGCTCCATCAGCGGGCGGCCCATGCGGTGGGGCAGTCGCTGGACATTCCAGCCGTCCGGCCTCCGGCGCAGCACCGTCACGGTATTGTCCATGTACAGATTCACAACACGCGGCTGCCACACGCCGGTCAGATGCTCATCCGGCACGGTGTCAATGATCGCCAGCCCGCAGGCAATGCGCCCCTTCTCGCCGCTCCACAGCGCTGCCGCCGTGGCAGGGGAGTGGAATCGTATCTTGCAGCCGATGGCCGCATCCGCAGACAGCGTCGCGAACGCACAGCCGTACTTCAGCTCATCCCGGCAGGCCTTGCCGTACTCGGCGATCAGCCGGTTGTCCGCGATCAGCCGGTTCAGCGCAGCATTGTCGCCGCCGCTGCTCACAAAACCGTCAAACATGCTGCGGGCGGCCAGCACGTCCACGGCCTTCTGTCCCCAGCTGCACCCGACCTCAAGGTTGCGGATGCCCTGCGGCAGTGCGATTCCGAGGTTCACGTCCTTCAGCGCAACGTGGCCCTCGTAGTATTTTTCCTTCTCGGCGTTGCCGGCTTGATGCAGGCTGTAGACCCGGACAAGCTCGTCCAGGGCCTTTTGCTCCGGCCCCGTCAGTCCGGCCACCGTGCCGAAATTCAGTGCGATCATCACGTTCTCCTCTTAGCCGATCCGCATCTTCCGGGTCGGGTCGCGTCTGCTGGTCTTTGCGCCCCATAACGCCAGGGCGCATGCCTCCACCGGCAGACTGTTGTCGCCGCCAAAGCCGTACCCGCCGCCGATGGGCCGCTTGATGCTGGTCACGGCACTCTCACGCAGCGCCTGCTGCGGGCGGTACCATGTCAGCTGTCCCTCGTTCACGGCATCGGTCAGGGCGCTGACCGATGCGATCACATCCTTGGCCGACGGACGGATCACGGAGTTCCTGGCCCGCCAGATTCCCTTGATACGGTCCACAAGCACATCCACACCGTTGCGCCCGTCAATGACAACGCAGCTGGCGCGGTCATAGCGGACATTCAGCCAGTCGGCCAGCCAGCCGAAGCCGCGCCCCGTGGGCTGCATCTCGATCAGCGATACCCTCGCCGGGCCGTCCTTCGGGATGACCGCACCGCACAGGCACACCGCAGAGCCGTCCGCCGCGAACTTCACGCCGTAGGCCGTCTTTCCCTCCGGCTTCTCGTCATCACTGGCGCAGCGGTCCCAGGCATTCTTGTCCAGCGCGTAGTCCAGCTTTTCCGTTACCACGGGGCTCCACCAGCCCAGCCGCTCCCGGGCGAACGTATCCGGGGCCATGTTCTCCGCCTCGCCCTCGATGGTGGATTGCTGGATGCGCCGCCCCAGCGCCGGGTTGGCGGCAGCCCAGCGCGCCGGATCATGGATGTCTCCGATCTCCTTGACGGAGTATTCAAACCATGCCGTGCGCTTGGCCGTGCCGTCCAGCGCGCCGGTGCGGATGCGGCGGAATACAGTGCCGTCGGCGTTCTCATCCGGCGGCGTCCCCAGATACAGCGTCTGCGGGTTTAAGCTGGCCGAGATAGCCGGCAGAAACGACGCCTGCTGCGTCTCGTCCAGCTCCTGCGCCTCGTCAAAGATCAGCAGGTCGCCGTGCTGGCCGCGTCCGCCGTTGCGGGTTCGCGCCAGAAATTTGATGCGCGCGCCGGACTTCAGGATGATCTGCTCGCGCCCGATGGCCGTCTTGATCTCGGCCACATGGCGGCGCAGCTTCGGCCCCTCAAAGAAGTCGCGCATCTCCTCAAATGTCTCGGTGGCGGTTTTCTGCAGGTGCGCCGTGTAGACGACCTGCTCGTTGTACAAAAGCATTCCCGCCTCGCTGCGCGCCTGGATCAGCAGGCTTTTTCCGTTCTGGCGCGGCACGCTGCCGCCTGCGGAGGGCGCAGCCCACTTGCCGGAGGGCGTGCGCCCCAGCCAGTCGTCCAGAATATCGCTCTGCCATGGGTCCAGCACCGTCCCGCCGATGCGCACCAGCTTGGCCGCATCCAGCCCGTCGCTGGCGGTATAGTCAGGTGCGACTCTTTCGGACGGCTCCTGACTTCCCATCAGCGGCGCGTTCGCCAAGGATTTCACAGATTTCGTCCTCACTGTTCGCCGCTCCCTCTATCTCCTCGATCTCCCGTACCGTTTCCCGGTACTGCTTTGCCAGCTGCGGCAGCGCCTTGGGGTCGCTGTACCCGTCGATTGCCGCCGCCAGCACCAGCTTCAGGTTTTTCAGCTCCTCAAGCCTTCCGCCCTTCACATTCTTCAGCTTCATAAACACCCCGTGTGTAAATCGGCGCTGGACAGCAGCAGGGTCGCCGTGGGCGGGGGAGGGGGACCCTCCCCACCTACCAGCTGCCGTCCGTAACCTTGGGAATTTTCGTCATTTTTGCACCGAAATCAAGCGAAAAACTCGCTGTTTTGTCTCGTTTTTGCGCATTGCAAAAGTAATGCGCAGCTTGCAGATTGTCCCAATCCTCCGCCGCGGCCCGCGCTGACGGATAACCAAACTGTTTCCATTTGGCAACAGGCTTGATTTCATCCACAACAAAGCTCAGCGGATGCGCTGCATCGCTCGGCTCATCGTAATGAATCGGCCCGAACCGCCCATGGCAGATGCCGCACTCGCACCCCATGGCCCGGAGTCTGGCCCTATGCTTGCGCCGCAGATTGCCGTTGGCATAGCGGGGGTTGTTTTTCGTGGGGGTCATTTCATGTGCACCCCTCCCGGTATATTTTCTTAGCCAGGCGTTTTGTGTCCACATTGGACACGCTGGCCCGCCGGGCCTTGGATTGCTTCATAGATGCCCTTGGCCGGACTTGGACCGGCACACCTCAGGCTCTTGCCATTGAGCTACAAGGGCATAAAAATAGCCCGGCATCTCAACCGGGCAGGGGACTTATACACAGCGACGCGGCAGACAACCGCGCAGTCCCCCTGCTGCCAGGAGCGTCACTATGGACAGCAACACAAAAGCCGCAAGGCGGTTTCCCGTTCCTTACGGCTTTTGATGATAGTATTATAACATGGATTTTTGGCTTTTAGGGATCATTTTTGCTCAAATGGGAAGATTGGCGGCGTTATTGCTGGCGTTCCCCCAAATGTGGATGTGATTTGAGCTGCCAGCATAGAAAGCCTTGCCGCAAATCCTTGAGAGCTTTGCAAATAAAAATCCAAGTCACTACTTATTTCTTTTTCAATTTCTTCACCCGTTAGTTTATCAAGCGTCCCATTTTCTTTCAAAAAGTGCTCTACGAAAAATGTAATCTGTAATCTAAAATTGCATTCAGGTTCAAAAGAAAAACTTCTTGAGCATTCAATTCTTAAT